GGCTTCAAGTACTTTAACCGTTCGCCTATCAAAACAGCAATGGAAGGAGACTTTGATACCGGTAACATGCGATTCAAGGCACGAGAGCGTTACAGCTTTGGTGTTTCTGATTGGCGTTGTGTCTTCGGTACACCGGGTGCATAACCCTTTGTAAAATAAGATAAAATCTTATTTGTGAAGACTAGGAAAGGGATAGGTAAAACTATCCCTTTCTTTTTGCTTTAAAGTTTTGTATTCTATAGGTATCCTGACAGCCGCATGGGGTGGCTGACAATTGCCAAGACAGGAGATAAAAATGGCTAATACTACTTTTTCTGGACCAGTACGATCCGAAAACGGATTTGTATCTGTATCTAAAAACGCCACTACTGGCGCAATCACAGACATTACTACTTATGGAGGAGCTCCCGTTTCTTTAGCGGATGCGGATGTAACTCTGACTAATGCTACACACAGCGGCAGGGTTTTACTTGTTCCTGATGGTGGGCAAGACAATACATACACCCTTCCGGCACCAATAGCGGGATCGGTATTTAGATTTGTTTATGCTGGAGGAGCCGCAGATGCAACAGATGCGATTATTGTTACTCCGGGCAATACAAATTTTTATATTGGCGGGGTTACCTTCCTTGATTCAGATAATGAAATCAGTTCTGTGTTTTCTGATGGTAACTCAAACAGCAGTATTCAAATAAATGTACCACAGGCTTTTGATATAACTATTGTTGGTAAGGACACAACTAATTATCAAATTTTTGGTAATGTTACCTCAGCAACTGCTCCCGCTTTTGCAGATCAATAATAGGAGGTCTAAATGGCTGATACAGTGGCTACACAGACCCTTGCAGACGGGCCTAAGTATGCAGTAATGAAATTTACAAACATTTCGGACGGAACCGGAGAAAGCGCCGTTACGAAAGTGGATGTAAGTTCTTTGGACAACAGCGCAGACGGCGATGCCTGTACCGGAGTCGTTATTGAACGGATCTGGTGGCAATGTATCGGTATGAAAGTGCAAATCTTGTGGGACGCGAGTTCGGACTTGTTTTGTATTGAATTAGGTGAAAACCAAAGTGGAGATCATGATTACACCATTTTTGGGGGTCTCCTAAACAATGCTGGTTCAGGTAAAACAGGAGACGTTAATTTTACTACAGTCGGTCATTCTAGTAATGATACATATACTGTAATCATGTACTTACGCAAAAAGTTTGATTAAGTGAACAATGGCGACTGTTAAAAACGTAGAGCGTTTGCCTTCAGGACGGTTAAAATACCGGGGAGAAACTTTTGCAGGTTTTAATAAACCTAAAAAAACCCCCGGTAAACCGAAAAAAAGCGCGGTTCTTGCTAAAAAAGGTGACCAAATCAAGTTAGTTCGGTTTGGGGACCCTAATATGTCTATTAAAAAAGATCAACCTAGTCGTAGAAAAAGTTTTAGGGCTCGTCATTCTTGTGACACTGCGAAAGATAAATTTTCTGCGCGGTATTGGTCTTGTAAGGCGTGGTGATTGAAATGACTAAATTATCTCCAGAAGAGGTTTTAAGCAAATTAGCTCATCACGAAATGAAATGTGACCTTCGATATAAAAATATTGAAGAACGATTAGATTCGCAAAAAGAAGATTTAAAAGGTTTAAGCAATAAACTTTGGTTTTTAGTTGTTTTAATTATTGTGACTCCGATGGTACACCGTTTGTGGGGTTAGTATGGGTTCTAGAGTAAAAACAGGTCCGAATCAAAAACCTTGTGGCGTTACCTACTTTCGAAAAGGTGGGGCTGTTTCTAGTAAGTCAAAGGGCAGCAAAATTTGCCCGGAGGGAAAAGCTTGGGCTAAACGAACTTTTGACACTTATCCAAGTGCTTATGCAAACTTAGCTGCATCTAAATATTGTAAAGATCCTAACTACGCTAAAAAATCCAAAGGCGGTAAACGGAAAGGTCGTTAATGGGCAAGCTAAAAGAATGGGTAAACCAAGAGTGGGTTCGTATAGACAGCTCAGGAAATATTGCGGGTCCCTGCGGTACGTCTAAAAACAAAAAGAATCCAGACCGGTGTTTACCTAAAGCTAAAGCTCAAAGTTTAAGTAAATCTGAAAGAGCCTCGACTGCTCGAAAAAAGAAACGAGAGGGCGCTAAAGGTAAACAGGTTGTGGCTAATACACAAAAAGCTAAAGTAACTAAGATGGAAAAAGGCGGCGTGGTTGCAATAGGTTGTGGTCAAATTTTGCCTGATAGACGAAAAATTACTACAGGTTCTGTTTCTAAAAGAGCATGACTTTTTTTATAGGAGATCCCGTAGAGAAAGCGGTAGTGGATGAGATTAAATCTTGGTCTAATAAAGTATTAGAAAAACCTAACGTTTTTTTTAATAATTTACCGCCTTGTCCTTACGCTAAAAAGGCTTGGCTAGAAGATAAAGTAGCGATTTTGTTTAAAAATGAAGATAGTTATCAAGATCTGTATTCAGCTTTGTCTCAGTGGGAAGACACCTATGACTTAGCTATATTAGTAGATTTTGCATTTGAAAAAGATCCTGATTTGTTTCACCAGTTTTTAAATGACGTAAACCTTGGAATTTCAAAAGGGTTTTTTATAGACAGCGATATGTGGGTTATGGGTTTTCATCCTTATGATGAAGCTCCAGAGTTTTCGGAAGAGGCTGATTTTGAACCTTTGACGGACGTGAACTACGCTATGATTTTTGTTCAAAGGCTCTCTAAATTGCAGGAGTCTGCATACAAAATAAAGAAAAACGGGTATTATGATAATTATGATGAGGAGTATAATGCTTCTTATATTTTTAAACGTAGAGAAGACTTTTACAGGAGACTAAAAAATGGCAATGGCACCTAAAAAAATGCGCGGTGGCGGCATGGTTAAAAAAATGCGCGGTGGCGGCATGGTTAAGAAAATGAAAAAAGGCGGTGAGGCTACTAACGGCATGAGCGTTGCAGAGCTTCGTAAAAAAGCTAAAGAAAAAGGGTACAAATTAGTTAAGGCAACTTAATCATGGCTACGTCAGGGAGCAAAGATTTTGAGCTAGATGTAGCAGACTACATCGAAGAAGCTTTTGAGCGTTGTGGCTTAGAAGTTAGGACCGGTTACGACCTAAAGACAGCTAAACGTTCACTTAATCTGATGCTTGCTGATTGGGCTAACCGTGGGTTAAATCAATGGACCATTAAACAACGGTCCTTATCGCTTGTAGTAGATGACGGCGAGTATGATTTATCTGCGGACGTAATAGACGTTTTATCTGTTGTTGTTAGGGTATCCAGTACGGATTATTCCTTAGAGCGATTAAGCCGCGATGAATATTTAACCATACCTACTAAAACGACATCGGGGCGACCTAATCAGTTTTTTTTAGACAGGCAACTTACGCCTAATTTGAAAATATGGCCTGTCCCGGATAGTTCTAGTTCGTACACTATATATTATGATGCTTTGACCCGGATGGATGACGCTGACACTTTTACTAACACAATGGATCTTCCCTTTAGATTCTATCCTTGTTTGGCGGCGGGTTTGGCGTATTACTTATCTTTAAAGAAAAACCCTAAAATGACTCCGATGTTGAAAACAATATATGAAGAGGAGTTTCAAAGGGCTGCCGAAGAAGACCGGGATAGAGCTTCTTTTAACGTTGTACCAAAGTTTAGTTATTACAGGTCAGGATAATGGCTAAATTTGCATCAGGAAAAGACTCTTACGCAATTTGCGACAGATCAGGTTTACGGTATCCGTATAAAGTAATGCGTAAAGAATGGAACGGTTTGCGTGTTGGACCTGATCAATATGAGCCAAAGCATCCGCAGTTAGGTCCTTTTAGAAAAGTAGTAGATCCGCAAGCTTTGCAAAATGCTAGACCTGACCGAACTGAGCCTATGGATGTCTATGTAGGCGTTCCCACTGTTGAAGATGAAAATTTAAGACCAGCTACCGGTTTTGGTCAAGTTGGTTTGGTTACGGTGACGACATCATGAGTTTTACATATGCACAATTAAAAACAGCCATTCAAGATTACACAGAAAACGATGAAACATCGTTTGTAAACAATCTGTCCATTTTTATCCAACAGGCGGAAGAACGCATCTTAAAAAACGTTCAACTTAGCTTATTTAGAAAAAATGTGAGTGGAACTATGACGGCCTCCAATAAATATTTGGCGGCCCCTAGCGATTTTTTAGCGCCTTTTTCCTTGTCTTTTGTTGACGCTAACAGTGAACATCAGTTCTTAGAATTTAAGGATGCTGATTTTATACAGTCTTTTAACCCCAACGGGGCTACAGAAGGAAATCCTAGGTATTATGCTGTCTTTGATGTGGATAATTTTATTTTAGGGCCCACACCTAATGCGGCTAGAACGGTCGAGCTACATTATTTTTATCGCCCCGCTAGTTTAACAGCGGGAGCCGACAGCGGCACTACGTGGTTAAGTGAAAATGCTCAAATAGCCATGCTTTATGGAAGCTTGTTAGAAGCGTATACTTATATGAAAGGTGAGCAAGATTTAGTAGCTTTGTATGAAAAACGTTTTGGTGAAGCTTTAGTTGGAATGAAGATGCTGGGTGAAGCTAAAGAAGTTACCGATGAATATAGGGTTGGTAAGGTTATTAGGGCTAAACAGTGAGTATTCCTGCATTGGATTTAAATGTTACGCCGACCTTTAGTGTTGAGGTAAAAACCACGAGTAATCGAGGGTTTACCCCAGAAGAGGTAGCGGAACGCTGTGCGGAGAAAATCATATCTATTTCCGATACAGCAAACCCAGTAATACGGGATCAAGCAAGAGCTTTTAAAAAACATTTAATTAAAGTCCTATCTTTTTACATGAGAGAAGCTATTAAAAGTGATCGAACCACTATTTATAACGCTTTGTCTGATGCGGGACATCAAGATTTAGCTGAATTAATAAGGAGAATTTAACATGGCTTTTTCAGGTAATTTCATGTGTACTTCCTTTAAAAAGGAATTGATGTTTGGAGCACATGACTTCGCAAACGGAGCAGACACGTTTAAGATGGCGCTTTACACGTCTTCTGCTAGTTTAAATGCGTCTACAACAGCGTATACCACAAGTAATGAGACGAGTGGAACGGGATATAGTGCTGGTGGTCAAGATTTAACTAACGTTGATCCCACCACTAGTAGTACAACGGCTTTTACCGATTTTACAGACGAAACATGGAGTTCTTCCAGTATTACGGCAAGAGGGGCGTTAATATATAATAGCACTCCTAATACGACTTCAATTTCGTTAACCAATCCTGCTGTCATTGTTCTTGACTTTGGCGCGGACAAAACTTCTACTACTGGAGATTTTACAGTCGTATTTCCAACAGCCGATGCAAGTAATGCCATAATAAGGATTGCTTAATGTCTGTTACCGTCACTTATACGGGCTGGAATAGTTCAGCTTCAGCATGGGGTGACGGGGGCTGGAGTCAAGATCCAGCTTTAACAGGTTTAACCGGGTCTGTTGGTTCGGTAACCGTTTCAGCTAACGCTGGCGCAAATGTTACGGGTCTTCAAGCACAAAGTGCCCTAGGGTCTGTAACGGTAGTAGGAAAAGCAAATATACCAGTTACTGGGTTAGCGGCAACTTCAGGAATTGGTTCGGTTACAGTAAACGCCGCATCTGTAGTCACTACAACAGGACTTTCCGCCACGGCTGTTGTAGGATCAGTTACTGCACAAGGCGGTACGGAAATACCCGTTACCGGCTTGTCTGCTACTGCTTCTGTGGGGACCGTGTTGGTTTGGGGAGATATTGTTCCTAACCAAAATCCAAGTTATAGTACGGTACAACCGTCTCAAAATCCAAGTTATAGTACGGTACAACCGTCTCAAACCCCTAATTGGGAAAAAATAGCCGCATAAGGTGTAAAAAATGCCAAGCACATATACTACGAATAATGGTATTGAACTCATAGCCACCGGGGAACAATCGGGAACATGGGGCACTACCACCAATACCAACCTAAGTCTTCTAGATACATCTTTAGATGGTCAAGTCACTATTACCTTGAGCAGCGCGGGATCTTCGGGGTCTCCGAACGCATTGCCGGTCACAAATGGAGCCGCTTCTAATGGTAGAAATCGTTTAGTTATTTTTAATGATGGAGGGGACTTAGGCGGCACCGCTTTTGTTCAACTCACTCCTAACGATGCTGAAAAAATTATTTACATACGGAATAGTTTATCTGGAAGCAGAAGCATTTTAGTTTTTCAAGGAACGTATAATGCGTCAAACGACTATGAGGTTCCTGCGGGAACGACTGCCGTTATCTATTTCGACGGTGCCGGGACTGGTGCTGTTGCAGCTAATGTTTTTAATAACGCTTATTTTGATAGCTTGCGGTTGGGTTCTGTATCAGTTACCGCAATACTTGACGAAGATAATATGGCTTCCGATAGCAATACTGCGTTGGCTACGCAACAATCTATTAAAGCGTATGTAGATACTCAGCTTACCGCAGAAGATTTAGATTTTGCGGGTGATAGCGGTACAGGTTCAGTTGATTTAGACAGTCAAAGTCTTACAATCGCAGGCACTTCAAATGAGATAGAAACGTCTGCAAGTGGTCAAACTCTGACGGTAGGTTTGCCCAGTGGGGTCACCATAGGGACATTAACTTTAACCAACGATTTGACGGTAGCTAACGGCGGCACAGGCGCATCGAGTGCTGCTGACGCAAGAAGTAATCTTGGTTTAGTTATTGGTACAAATGTTCAGGCGTATGATGCGGATACAGCTAAAACTGATGTGGCTCAAACTTACACTGCGGGTCAGAGAGGTGAGATAACTGCACTCAGTGATGGTGCGACGATTACACCAGACATGGCAGATAGTAATAACTTTAGTGTAACTCTAGGTGGCAACCGGACACTTGCTAATCCAAGCAATCTTACCGCAGGGCAATCAGGTTCTTTTTTTATAACGCAAGATGGCACAGGCAGTCGGACTTTAGCATACGGAAGTCAATATGATTTTATTGGAGGTACTGCTCCGACACTTACAACAACTGCAAGCGCAGTGGACAGGATAGATTATGTAGTTAGGACAACTGGCTCAATCCATTGTGTCTTTACGGGTAACTATTCATGAGTGTAATTGGCTCAAATATAATCGCAGGTTCCTCTGGAAATCAAGGAGAATACACGATAGACCAGAGTTTAAGACTACGCAGTGCTGCGTCTGCAATGTTTCGTAGAACGCCAAGTAGTGGTGGTAATCGTAAAACCTGGACATTGAGCTGGTGGGCAAAACGAGGGCTGTTAGGTAGCTCAGGGTTTACTGTATTTTCAGCAGGTACCTCTGCCACTGGAGATACAGGTGAGTTAATTATTAAGTATGACAATAATAATCCAGACTCACTAGCAATTCAAACTGGGTCTACTAACATAAGATTCACAAATGCAAAGTACCGCGATCAGGCTGCATGGCATCATGTGGTGGTAGCATTTGATACGACTCAAGCATCTGGAAGTGACAGACATAAAGTTTATGTAAATGGTGAACAAATCACATCATTTAGCACTAGTAACGATTTAGCTCAGGATACGCAAACGGCTGTAAACGATACTGTGCAGCAGGCGTTTGGTTACTTTGGCAGACTTAACGCACAGTATTTTGACGGTTATTTAACTGAAATAAATTTGATTGACGGTCAGCAGTTGACTGCAAGTTCTTTTGGTGAGTACGATACGGACACTGGCGTTTGGAAGCCTAAAGAGTATACGGGATCTTATGGGACAAATGGTGTTCATTTGGATGGCACTGGGACCTCGGCCATCGAGGACGTATCTGGAAACAACAACGATTACACAATCGTTAATTTACAGCTAACAACTTCAACTGCATCGACTTATGACTCGATGAAAGATGTTCCAACTTTGACTGACGAGGACAAGGCAAACTACTGTACACTCCAACCAACTGCGTCTAATGCTGCATGCACGATGAGTAACGGCAACCTTACAGGAGCAACTAGCACCGCTAATTCAGAAATCGTGCTTGCTAGTCTGACAATGACTTCGGGTAAGTGGTATTGGGAAATGACTCCGACAGCAATTACGAACGGTGGCTGCATGATTGGTGTGCAGGAAGCTACTGATTGGAATATGCACGTTTTTAATTTTATTAGTAGTAACAACGGTGTTGGTTATTACACAAACGGAAACAAATACACACCAGGGTCTGCGGTTGCGTATGGGGCAACTTACACGACCAATGATGTTATTGGTGTCGCCTTAGATATGGACTCAGGCAATATTGAGTTTTTTAAAAACAATGCTAGTCAAGGGAGCATTTCGGCAGGGTTAAGTGGTCGATATGTGCCTGGGTTTAGTAACGGTGGTGGTACATCTGCTTGTACTGTTGAAGCAAATTTTGGACAACGACCTTTTGCTTACACTCCACCTAGCGGATACAAGGCCGTAAATAGTTATAACTTAGCGGACTCGACTATTGAGGATGGATCAGATTACTTTAATACGGTGTTGTACACAGGAACGGGTTCTAGTCAAAGCATTACAGGTGTTGGCTTTCAACCGGATTGGACTTGGATTAAGGAACGTAACGGTGTTGCAGATCACGGGCTTTATGACGCAGTGAGAGGTGTTCAGAAACAAATAGAAAGCAGTACAACTGCGGCAGAGACAACTGAGAGCACTGGATTGACTGCCTTTGGTTCTGACGGTTTTACGGTTGGGGCTTTAGCGCAGTTGAATACAAACACCGACACTTATGTGTCATGGAATTGGAAAGCCAACGGATCTGGTTCTAGTAACACAGTCGGAGATATAAACTCCACAGTCTCTGCAAACACTACGGCTGGATTTAGTGTTGTCAGCTATACGGGTAACGGCACAGCAGGTGATACTGTTGGTCACGGGTTGGGTGCTGCCCCTAAGATGATTATCGTTAAAAATCGTGACCAAGCAGATGCGTGGCAAGTTTATCATGCTAGTAATACCGCAAATCCTGAGACAGATTACCTTGTCCTAAATACTACGGCAGCTACTGCCGACAACATAAACAGATGGAATGACACTGCACCAACTTCAACTGTTTTTTCTTTGGGAGATGCTGATGAGGTCAACACAAACACCGAAAAATACATAGCCTATGTGTTTGCAGAAATAGAAGGCTACTCAGCCTTTGGTCGATACACGGGTAACGGATCTACCAATGGTCCATTCATTTACACAGGATTCAGACCTGCATTCCTTATCACTAAAAACTCAACTGGCACAGGTGGATGGCACATGACAGATACAACTAGATTTGCGTTTAACTCGTCATCTCAAATGGGATACTCAGACGCAGATACTTCTGCTGCTGAAGTTGCTTCTCGAATCTACAATGTTTTTTCAAATGGAGCTCAAATCAGAAACAGCGGTAGCGTGGTAAACACTGACGGTAGCGAATATATCTACATGGCATTTGCTGAAAACCCTTTTAAAAATTCACTAGCGAGATAACTATGTATTATCAAAATGACAAACCTTTGAAAATTGGACAAGCATTTACTTACAATGATGTTCAATACCCCGCCAACTGGCTTCAACTCTCGACAGCGGAAGATAGAGCAGCAATCAACATTACTTGGCAGGCTGATCCAGTTAGAGCGGATGATCGGTTTTACTGGAACGGGAACACTGATACTCCAAAAAATTTAGATGATGTTACTGAGAATGGCGTAGTCACCAAAGGTCTAAAATCCACATGGATCGCACAGGTTAAGCATACGGCAAACACGATGCTGGCTCAGACTGATTGGATGGTGATTCGTAAAGCAGAGAGAGATGTAGCTATACCCTCTGCGACTGTGACTAAACGTGCTGCGATTGTGACTGAGTGCTCGAGGCTCGAAACAGCAATTACCAATGCCGCCGATATGAACGCATTTATTGCAGTAGTACAAGACCAACGATGGCCTGAGTAAAGCAACATGCCCTTAACAAAGCTTCAATTTAAACCGGGCGTTAATCGAGAGACTACCTCATACAGCAACGAGGGTGGTTGGTTTGATTGCGATAAAATCAGATTTAGGTTTGGTTTTCCAGAAAAAATAGGCGGCTGGGAAAAAATTTCAGGTTCTTTCTTTTTGGGAACGTGTCGTGCGCTACATCCTTGGGTAGCCTTAGATGCAAGTAAATACATAGGGGTAGGGACCAATCTTAAATACTATATTAACGAAGGAGGCGGTTACAATGATATTACGCCCATTCGTTTAACAACCTCCGCGGGAGACGTAACTTTTTCCGCCTCCGCAAATACCTTAGCCTCTGACGTTGCCGCTGGCGATTTAACGATTACTTTAACAAGTGCTTCGGGATTTCCAGACTCAGGCCGGATAAAGATAAACAGCGAAATTATAACTTATACGGCTATTTCAACTAACACCCTAACGGGATGTCTCCGAGCTCAAAATGAAACAACGGCGGCGGCTCATAGCTCAGGGGCAGCCGTAACTTGCGCGACCCTTATTGTCACGGATACCGCTCATGGTGCCATTGAAAACGATTTTGTAACTTTTTCAGGAGCAGCAACTTTAGGTGGGGTTGTAACTGCAAATGTACTAAACCAAGAATATCAAATTACTTCTGTTATTAATGCTAATTCTTATCAAGTAGAGGCAAGAGAGGTGGCCACTATAAGTAGTATTACCACCACGTCGGGTTTAAACCCAACTTTTGTGTTTGCTAATTCAAGTGATAGTGGTAATGGTGGTGGAAGTGTTGTGGGCGCTTACCAAATAAACACGGGTCTGGATACTGCGGTTTCTGGCACGGGCTGGGGTGCAGGCACATGGTCTAGAGGAACTTGGGGATCTGCTGCAACCACCACTACCTCTGGGCAACAACTACAAATATGGACTCACGATAATTTTGGTGAAGACTTGTTAATCAATGTTCGAGATAATGGCATTTATTATTGGGATAAAACCTCTGGCCTTAGCTCCAGAGCGGTGGCCTTAAACTCTTTATCAGGCTCTACTTCTGCACCTACTGTAGCCAAACAAGTTTTAATTTCAGATAGGGACCGGCACGTTATTGCTTTTGGGTGTGACCCGGAAAACAACATAGGAACACAAGACCCTTTACTAATAAGGTTTTCTGATCAGGAAAGTTTAACTGATTGGGCTGCTACGCCTACTAACTCTGCGGGAGATCTTCGAATTGGTTCCGGGTCTGAGATAATTACTGCGGTAGAAACAAGACAGCAGGTCTTGGTATTTACAGACGTATCGTTACACGCTATGCAGTTTTTGGGACCGCCTTTCACTTTCGGCATCAACACCGTTTCCGAAAACATAACTATTGCGGGGCCTTTAGCGGTTACTTCGGTAGAAGATAACGTGTTTTGGATGGGCCAAGAAGAGTTTTATGTTTACCGCGGTACTGTCCAACGTATACCATGCACTGTTAGAGATTTTGTATTTAGTGACTTAAACGAGGCTCAATTTAACAAGGTAGAGGCTTCTACGAATACGGCTTATTCTGAGGTTTGGTGGTTTTATCCTTCGGCCTCTAGCACCGAGTGTGATAGATATGTCGTGTTCAATTATCAACAAAACATTTGGTACTACGGTGAATTAAACAGAACTGCTTGGATAGACCGAGGCGTAGAGTCTAATCCAATAGCGGCCAGCACAGATCATGCGTTGTATTATCACGAGTCTGGTTTAGATGATGGTAGTGTGACTCCGGCGGCAGCTATATCTGCTTATGTAGAAAGTAGTCAGGTAGACATAAGCGATGGTAATAACTTCATGTTTATCCGACGATTAATACCGGACATGACCTTTAGAGATAGCACTAACTCAACGCCTACGGCTACGATGACGCTAGAGGTTCGTAATTTTCCGGGAGCCAACTACGACACGGTAACTAATAGTACGATAACTAAAACAGCTTCCGTTCCCGTAGAACAATTTACCGATGATGTGCATGTTCGATTAAGGGGTCGGTCGATGGCGTTTAAAATTTCTAGTTCAGACACGGGCATTGCTTGGAGGCTTGGTTCACCGAGGGTAGAGGTAAAACCGGATGGGCGTAGATAATGTCCAGAAATCTGGTATTACCGTTTTTTCCAATACCACCTAGCGAATATGACCGTGAGTATTTAGCAGAAGTTGTTCGATCTTTTTCTGTTTACTTGGAGCAGATACAAAATCCGGGTGAGGGAAGAAACACAGGGTTAGTTCTTACTAACCTACAGACAGATGACAGCGGGTTAGAAACAGGGGCTTTGTTTCAACAAGCAGGTTTTGTTAAAATAACTTTAGTAAACACGCCTCATGTCCGTGGTCAACAAGCAACAGGCTCCGTAGGGAGCGTAACGGTGACAACATCATGAGTGACGAAACGATTATTACAATGGCTAATGGCTCCACTTGGAGACCAGCCACCAGCCAAGATCTAATTCATTGTGCTAATTGCGGCAATGCGGTGGACACCCCTGAAGAATTACTATCCTATCCGTCTGGAAATTGCCCAGATTGCGGTAATTCATGGACGGGGACTGAAAGTAAAAGTACAATAATTCAAGTAACTATGCCTGAGAGCATATCTGGTGGAGCAGGATAATGGCTGAGATGACCGCAGAAATGGATCAAATACAAGTCCCTGACGGGGGTGTAGCTAGTTTCATGATGTCCGACGAGGACATTGCTAATTTAGAACGCGAAGAAGATCAACAGTTAGCCGAAGAAGTTTACGGCGGCGAGGGCATCAGTCAGTTTACGGATGTGGCGGCTCAGATGGCTTCTCTAGGCCGTTTTGGTGATGACGTTATTGTTCACGCTCAGACGGGTGAGTTGGTTATTCCTAAAAGGATTCTAGACGACAATCCTGAAATAAAACAAATGGTGTTTGAGCAACTGATGGCTCAAGGGATTGAAGACCCTGAGCAGTATGTTGTGGGTTCTGGATCGGCTTCCATTAATCCAGAGACAGGTTTAGCGGAATATTTTTTTAAAGGAATTAGACGAGCTATTTCCAAGGTCGCTAAAGGCGTAAAGAAGGTAGCCAGCAAGGTTGTTAAGGTAGCCAAAAAGGTTGCTCCGATTGTATTGCCGATTGCTTTGGCGATGACTCCTCTAGGTCCTATTTATGGAGCTGCTCTTGGCTCTGGTATTGGAACGTTAATGCAAGGGGGTAGTTTTAAGGATGCTCTTAAATCAGCAGCTATTTCGGGATTAAGTGGTGCCGCTTTCCAAGGCTTTAAGGGACCGGGAACATTTACTGAGAATATCGGTGTGGCCTTAGAAGCTCCGGGGGCTCGATTTAGTCAAACCCTAGCGGGAGCCACTGGTCCGGATAAGTTCTTTAGGCCATATGTTGGCGACCCTGTTTCGCCAGCGGGTCAAACGCCAACGGGTTCTTCTACAGGTCCTTCTACTAGTCCTTCGGGCGCTTCGGAGTATTCTTTAGCGGGACAAGCCAACCGACAATCTGTTACGCCAGAAGGAGTTTTTGAGCAAGACATTTCTAGAACGGCTCCATCTAGCTCTGGTACTGCTGATCTTAGGGGACCACAGGGAGGAATCTTTGAAGAAACCGTTTCTGACGCTGTTCAAAAACCAACCTCCTTTATGGATACGGCTAAAGATTATTATCAAAAAGGTAAAGACTTTTTATTCCCATCTGGGCCAAGTGGAGCAGATTTAGCTGCCGAACAAGCTAAATTTAGTGAGTCGTATGCTAAGGGTCTGATGGAAGCAAATCCCGGTTTAAGTGCCGCAGAGGCTAAAACTGCTGCGGATGCGGTTGCCCGACAACAAATAACTATGGAAAGTATTCAACCGGGTATTATTAGTAAATACGGGCCTCTGGCCGCAACAGGTCTAGGAGCGATGTATTTAAGCGGCGGTTTTGACACGCCGGAGCCCACTCCAGAAGAAGACTCACCGCTTGGCGTGAAGCGTGGTCCGACAGGCGTGGACTTGTTCCAAGCAGATCCAACTAAATACACCGTAGACGTTGGCACAGCGGCTCCGGTAACGTATAGAGCCCCCGAGACGCAGTACCGAAGTTATTTAAACACCTTGAGTCCTCAGCTAACCTATAACCCAGTTTTACCGTCAAGCCGCCCTACCGAAGGCAGTCCTTTTTATAGAGACACTAGACGGGATTTAAACTTATTGGGAGAGTCGGTAGGCTATGAATTACGAGAGCCCCCTTTTTATAGAGACACTAGACGGGATTTAAACTTATTGGGAGAGTCAGTAGGCTATCAATTACGGGCAAAAGGTGGTGAGATATTTCCTCGAAGAACGGGCGGAATAATGCCTGATGAGGGGGTGCCGGGCAAAGATAGCGTCCGGGCGATGTTAATGCCGGGTGAGTTTGTCATGACTACCGATGCAGTAAAGGGTATGGGCAACGGAAACCTAAGACAAGGAATAAAAAACATGTATGGAGTTATGGCTAACCTTGAGAGAAAAGGAAGGATGGCATAATGGCCGTTGAAACCACAGAACAAATAGTCCGCGAAGCGCCAGAAATAGAGGCGATTAAACTAGGGCTTTTAGAATCAGCAAAACAATTAGCCGATAAACCTGTAGCAATACCGGCCCAGCAGATTGCGGGGTTTTCTCCGTTACAGCAAGCGGCTTTTGGGGCGGCGGAACAAGGCGTTGGTGCTTTTCAACCGTATTTAACCGAGGCGGGCTTTACGCTAGGTGATGCTCAAACTGCGTTGGGCGGAACAATGGCGGGTGCAACACCGTTTCAACAAGAGTCGGCAGCCGGTATACGACAAGCGATGGCGGGCATTAGCCCACAAGTCGCGGCTTCTCAGTTAGGTATTGAAGGGGCGTTAGCCGGTGCGGCAGAAGCAACCGGTAGATTTGATCCGGCAGACATTGCGTTGTACCAAAGTCCTTATGAAGATTTAGCGGTACAACAAGCCTTAGCGGATATTGCTAGACAGGGAGAGATTCAACAACAACAGGTAGGCGCACAGGCCGTGGGCGCTGGAGCGTTTGGCGGGTCACGTCAAGCTATAGCCGAGCAGGAACTAGCTCGTAACATTTTGGACCAGCAAGCACGGACCGCGGCTCAGATGAGGGCTTCAGGGTTTGGCACTGCGGCGCAATTAGCAAGAGACGCTTATGAGCAACAACAAGCTCGTAAATTACAGACAGGTCAGTTAGGCATTCAAGGTGCACAGCAGGCCGGTCAATTAGGTTTGTCTGGGCAACAATTAGGCGGTCAATTAGCGCAAGGTCTTGGTAGTTTAGGTATTGATTACGGTGGATTAGGTTTGAGGCAAGGCGAGGCTTTGGGCACACTTGGTTTAAGACAGGCTTCTTTAGGTCAGCAGCAACAGGAGTTAGGGCAGCAAGAGGCAGGGTTCTTGTTTGATATTGGTCAGAGACAACAACAGCAACAGCAAGCCGAGCTTGAGGCAGCACGGTCCACGGACCTACAAGCAGCGTATGAGCCGTATCAGCGTTTAGCCTTCTTGTCTGATATTTACAAAGGTGCACCATCTACACAAATGTCTGTAGCTGGGGCAAGTAGTCCTAGTGTATCGACGGGTGAGAAGCTTCTTGGATTGGGTATTGCAGGTCTTTCGGCAGCCGCCGGAGCAAGTAAAGCGGGGTTATTTTAATGATGAATCGAAATTTAATGAATCGACAGATGTTTAGAAAAGGCGGTGCGGCTTTTCCCGATCTTAGCGGGGATGGCAAAGTAACGCAAAAAGACATCTTAATAGGACGTGGTGTTGTGCCGATGCAAGAAGGCGGTGTGGCACCCATGTCTGCTCAGGCCATGATGCCTGCGGCACCTCCGCAAGAGGCCATGATGCCGGAGATGGCGCAAGCGCAACAAGCGGGTATGGACCCCGCCATACTAGAAAGTATGTTAGCTCAAGCTAGTCAAGGTATTGCTTCACTAGACGAAGCTGAAGACTACGAGCAAGTCATGAATTCGATGAGAGAAAACGACGCTACCATTGAGGAGCGGCGAATGGAACTTGCAGATATTGTAGGTGAGCAGGATGCTCAACAAACTCCAGAATCCGTTCTTACTTTAGTGCAACCCGTCATGATGATGGCAAAGGTTGATGAAGGTGTAGGGTCGTTAGCTCAAGACGAGATGACCGAAGAGGTAACTGGAGATATGGCCGGAGGCATTATGTCTACTGTCAATATGGGTTCTGAGGAGGGCCCTGCTCCTGTAAATTTTAACCAAGGCGGTGTAGTTGGAATGCAAGAGGGTGGAGATCCATTCACTGCGCCGCCTGCAAATATGATAAAAAGTCCTTTACAGCAAGAATACGAATTACAACGTGATTTGTACGGACAACTTTTAGATAAAGATGCCCAGACTAGAGCGCTCCAAGGTCAACAAGATTTGACTCAAGCGCAAATGTTGTTTGATTTAGCGCAGACCGGACTAGCAATCGCGGCCCCCGGCCCACAACGTATGAGTCTTGCTGAGAAACTTGCGTATGCTGCACAACAAACAGAATTGTTTCCTAAAATAGGTGCTCGTGCTGCTGAATTAGAAAAGTTTAAACAAGAACAAGAACAAGAGTCTCGTAAATTTGATATAGCTGCCGCCCAAGGTGCTATTGACTTGCGTAATCAACGCCTAGCGGATGAGATGAAAGGAATTGATACCCCTTACGATATTCGAGTTATAGATCAAAAGGGTAATGTTATAGGTGTAGGACGCGGTCCTGTTACTAAAAAAAGACAACGAGAGCTAGAGGAGATGTATCCAAATGCTTCTGTTCAATTTAGTCCTATTTCTACCGACGAAGATAAAGGACCTGACTTTCAAACAATTCTAGATGATAAGGGTAAACCTCGCGGAACTTATGATCTTAACAATGCCAGTGATTTAATCAAGGCTAATCAAATTTTAAGTGACAATAGAGATAACGGTTGGAGTCTTGGAAAACCTACGTTTTCTGCGGATAAAGATCAAAAACCGTATAACCTAATTAAAGGTGCAGATATTGTTGCGGTAATTCCCGGTTCTGATAAAGAAGCTGAGTTGTTAGGACTAGGTTACGCAGTTGCAGGCGCGGTTAGCTCACCAGACGAATATGACTTTAAGGGCGTAAAACTTAAGATGGACGTTACGATTGATGGGCAACCCTATCAAGCGGGTCAACTTGTTAATTTAAACAGCCGTCAAATTGCAGCGTTAGATCCTACCGCAGTAGATTTAACACCGATGACCAAAAAAGACTGGTTATCCATGTTTAAGATGTCCGAAGAAAAATACAATTCTTTAAGTGAAAATGAATTAAACATTTTATCGGGTCTAGCTACAGTAGAAAATTACTTTAGTAAGTTTGGCATGAGCAAAGAGAACTTCTTAGCGTTACCTGAAGAAAAACGTTTGAAGTTAGTGGGTCTTGCTCCTGAAGAAAAACTGATGACTTTAGCTAACAACTCTATTGTCTCGGTTAAAAGTAAAGAAGGCGGTGGTTTTGAAATAGAAACCCTTCACACTCCTGACGTATTTCAACTTGTTAAAGGGGAGAATGGGGAGTTATTACAGGTAGATGCCCAATCGGGTAAGGTAGTTACTTTAAGAGAAGCGGTCGATTCTAAAAAGCCTGAGTACAGAACAATCCGAGACACCCGAACCGACGTAGTTACTTACGTTGATATTAATACCGAAGAGGGTCAGAAAGCCATAGATAACGTTACCGCTGAAAATTTAGCAACGGGCGCTACCGTTCTAAGGATAGGCACCATTCCTGCGGATAAACAGCAAGCGGCTAAAGCTTACTACATTGAAGGTGAAAAACAAATAGTTCTGAGCTTTGACGGTGGAAGAACTTACGTTAATGCAGACGGCCAAGTAAAAGAAATTCCCACTGAGGATGCGGTTCCTGTAAGTGATACGATAGCTAATCAAGTTTTGCGAGCAAGCAAGCTTAGACGGTTAGCTGGGGATCAATTAAGACAATACCTTGGCTCAGAAGCTCTTAACGTCAAGCAAGGTGAGCGGGGAGATACAAAACAACTTTCTGCACAACAAGCAAATAATGTTAGAACTGCTTACGAAGCGGCCTTAAATGGAACGGGAACTTATGCCAAATTCCAAGTTTTCTTAGATAACTATTTTGCAGGAGTAGCTTTACCTGAAAATGCTTTCCAACAAACTCAATCGGACAGGCAGTTCTTGGAGACTATAGTAATACTAGGCAGATCTGCTTTAGTGTTAAACCCTAGATTCCCTGTTGCTGAAATGGAAAGAGTACAAGGTCTTTTCCCCGATACAGAAGCTTTATTTGTTAACAATAAGACTCAAGCCAATAAATTGATCGAGTTAAAAGACGCTGTTTTAAAGCAGAAAAAACGTAATTTATCTGAGTTGGCAAACAACACAATGTTAGACCAAAAAGGCATGCAAGCTATTGTGTCTAACAACTCTGAAATTGATCGGTTGCTAGACTTGTTAGCCGGTGTACCGGATAAATATACGGGTCAAGATCTAGCGGACAGAGACGCTTTAGACAAAGTACTTCGAGAACAAAGAGAAAAGCGACTGAGGAAATAAATAATGGCCGAAAACATAGAAATAGATCCTATAACTGTTTCCGTAGATGAGCCTAAGCCTGAACTTATTTTAGGTTCTCAAGTTGATCTTCAAACTGAAGAAGCAGGAACGGGTTCACCTCTTGAAGCACAAGGGGTGACAGAATTTTCCTATTCGTTGAGCACCGCTCCTTTCGCGTCTATCTCTAAAGAAGAGTTAGACTCTATAGCACAGTTGTATCAAGATAAAAAAACAAAATTTGTCCCCTCTTTTGCTAGACAAATAGCGGGAGAGTTAGCTGTAGAAGACCCGGCTTTTTCTTACGAAAACTTATCTTCCGGCAAAGGTGCTTTTTTTGAGTTAAATGAAAGCGAAACAATTAGAAACATGAGGCCTGAGTTAAGAGCGCTTTCAGACAGACAAATTATAGAACAATTTACGGTTGATCCAGAAGGTCGCCCGTTGACTAAAGCTACTCAGACGGAAGGTTTTTTTAGGGATGCAATTCCGCAATTTGGAGGGTTTGCTGGGGCTGTTGGTGGTGCTAAAACAGGGGTTAGAGTACCCGGACCTCCTCAAGTTAAACTTGCCTCTGGAACTGTTTTAGGGGTGTTAGGCGGATTAGGTCTTTTTAAAACAGGAAATCTAGCTACCGATGCTTTAATGGGTAAAGAAAGACCTTTGTTACCCGGAGAAAAAGTTGAATATGAAAAAGGAAGAACAGCCGCAGGGGTCCTTCCGTGGTTGTTTTTACCTTGGACTTTAAGCAAAAACGTTTCTTTAGGCACGGCAGAGTACATTGCTAATTTAGCCAAAGGTTCGAAAACACCCGGAGGTGTAAAATTAGCGGAAAAAGCTGAAAAATTTTTACAAAGAACAGGGCAAGAGGGTAGAGAAAAATACATTCGAACTCCTCTTATTGAAGGTATTATCGGTTACGGTCAAGTACAGGGCGCGGGTTTTGCGGAAGAAACCTTTGAAGATTCTGGGATTGCAAGAATTCTTTCTGAAACAGGGGGCGGAATTGGAGCGTCTCTTTTAGCTAACCCCGCACTTAATCTTTTTAGATATGGCGGTGAACTTTATAACACATTTAAAGGACTAGCCGAGGACATTTCAACAAAAGGTTTTAAAAGCGTTGTAGGAAATCCTTTAAAATTAAAAAGACAAAATCTTGCGGTAAACAAAATAATAAATATTTTGGAAAAAGAAGCTCTTGACGTAATAGAGCTTCCAGAAAAGTTTACAGAAAAAGCAATTAATAGTTTACCGTCGTCTCAAAGAATAATTAGAGAACAAGAAAGAGACGAATATTTAAAAAAAGCACAGCAAGAATATGTCAACCTTGTAATTAACAATTTAGCGTCTGATGATCTTGCAAAAGAGTTAATTGATGACGCTGGAAATCCAATTAACTTAACGGCCGGGCAAAAAGGAGGTAGCGCCTCTTTGCTTGCTATAGAAAAATCTTTAGACAAATTAGGTCAAGGTTTAGGGGACGAACGACGGGTAGCCTCAACTAAAGCAATTGCAGCATTACGAAACACCATATTGGCGTTGGCTCAAACAAACGATAAAGAAGCAACTAAACTAGCCGCAGATATAGCAGAAAAAGTGTTTAGTTCCAACATGCAAAACGAACTGGAAGTAGCTAGTAAACGAATTATAGAGGCTGCTGAAAAAGTTTATGGAAAAAATCCAGAAAGCAATTTACTTATTTCGGAACGTCTATTTGACGTAGTTAACACTGAGTTAGGTTTAGCTAGAAGGCAAGAAAAAATATTGTGGAGAGCGGTCCCTGAAATAAACATAACTTCTTTTTTAGATCCAGAGGGAAACACTACCAATATCCCCGAGTTTATCCGTGCTTTTGACAATATCGGAACGACCCCTGAATATGTAGAAGAGTTGATTAAAGGACTTCCGGGCTTTGTTAAATTTGTAGCACGGAAGAAAAAAGAACTGGGCATCGGTGTTACAGAAGTAGCGGAAGATCAACTTTCTTTGTTTGAGGATGTTGCTCAGGAAGCCGTTGAAGAAGCCGGAGTAACTACTAAAGAACTTGCCGAGATGAGAAGTTTAGTATTAGATTATGCAAGACAATTGACAGATCAGCCAAACAAAGCTCGAATTGCCTACGACATGGCCGACGCTCTTTTGTCAGACTTAAATAATGCGCCGGATGTAGATGCCGATTGGAGAACGGCATATGACATGGCTAGAAGTTATTCTAAAGCTTTAAATGACACGTACACACGAGCTTTCGGAGGAGAAGTTTTAGCCAAAAAAAGATCCGGCGCGGAAAAAATGGCTCCAGAATTATTAGCTAAACGTCTCTTACAAGGTGGAAATGACCCTACTTATTTAAGGATCGAACAAATCAATGAAATAGGTAGGTTTGCTGAAAAGTATGGTTTAGAGGGGGCCGAAGAAACTGTAGGCACTTTAGCCGGTTTAACTGAAACCATATTAAGGAACGCAAGAAAAGCTTCTTTTGATCCAGAGACAGGAGCAATTAATCATAAAACTTTAAAAAAATGGATCAACGATAACGCCGATTTAATGAACCAATTTCCTGCTTTAAAAAGCGATTTAGAACAAGCATCGACGGCTAATGTTTTACTAGACCAAACTAAAAAAGCACACAAAGAGAGAATTGCTAAAATAAAGAGCCAAATAAGTTTTATGGACCTTCTTTCAAATGAAGTAGATAGTCCTACACTAGTAGTTGGAAAAGCTTTATCGAGCAAAAAACCCCTTACAGGTTTAAATGAGTTAGCTCAAATTGTGGACAATCCTGCGTTACCGGAAGACGTTCGTCAGCAAGCTAAAAACGGATTAAAAGCAAGTGTATTAGAGTATGTTTTTACTAGAGCGGGGGGTTCGCATTCTGCAAACTTACGGCCAAGCGTAATATATGATTCTTTTTTCCGACCTATAAAAAATTCAATAAACGATATTAGTTTAGCTGAATGGCTTAGGTCTAAAAAGTTAATAACCGAAGGTGAAGTAGAAAACTTAAGAACCATGCTAGCAGACATGGTTAAATATGAAGTTTCCGAGACTATTGGAGATGCCGAAAATATTGTAGAAGGTGCCGGTCCCATGTTAGACCTATATTTATCTATTACGGGTTCGGCTTTAGGTACGAGACTACAAAGACTCATGGGTGGAGAGGGGCCGGGGTCTCTCATTGCAGCCGGTAGAGGTGCACAAGCTATGCGTCAAGCGTTTCTTAACGTACCCCAAGGACTTCAAATTGATGTTATGACGGAGTTAATGCAAAATCCTAAGTTGTTAGCGGAATTTATGAGAAAGCCTGCTTCACAAAGAGAAAGTCTTAGGATTCGAGAACGTTTGGCACAGACTTTATTTAACTTGGGTTTATCCCCTTCCAAAGCATTACCGGCTCCAGTGTTTAGAGAGACGATGGAAGATGACGTGGAAAGATTATATTTGCCGGGTGAAGAGCCTGAACAAGACATCCCCGGAATAGACAGCCCCTTAGTACAACGCGAAAGATCACTTGACGTTCCTCCCACCGTCAGTGCAAGCGCCCCTGAACCGCGTCCATCTATAGTTGCGAGAGCGCCCGTGGTCTCACGACCACCGACACCCCCAACCGCGGACAGTTCAGGGGTAGCTAGTTTATTACCCCCACAGTCAACCCCCGTATCACAACAACGATACGCAGCGGCTTACCCTAACGATCCTATTTCAGATCTTATTAGAATGCGAGGCACCGCTTAATGGCGATACCCCGGTTTAGCTTTGGGGCTGGTTCAAATCCTTTTTACGATCCCAATCGGATACTGGTTCCAACGCAATTGTCTGCGGCTGATCGTGAAAAAGCGGATAAATTTCAAGCCGAATCAAAAGCTTACAATGAGGCGATGGAAAAGTTTAGGAGAGAAGCTGAAGCGTACAACGCTCAGGTGGAAGCCTTTAACAGGGGTTTAGACACGGCTCCGGTTACAACACCAAGCGTTCCCAAAATAGATTCTTCTAGTAGCCGTGGTGGTTATAACCCCAACCCCGCACAAATGTTTGATTCGCGTGATCTTCCTAAATCCACGCCTGCTCCGACACCTTCGTCAACCGTACCTCAGTTCAACGTAACGGCTCCTGTGCGACCAGCAGATCCCAGTTTTACACAAGCCGATATGGACGCTTTTGATGCAGAGGCCACGGCCCGCGCACAACAACTGCAACGTTCTCGACAAACGGCGGTGGATCTTTTTCAAAATCCGGGGTATTTTTCCCGAATGTACGGTATTGGTTCGCTTAGTTTCGAAGAAGGCGGGGATGTACCTTTTTTCTTAGAGGCAGAACCAGCAAGATCTAAGGTTCCTTCTCAAGAAGAGCTTACTAAAGCACTATTACGATACTTTCCGGTGCTACAGCTACTAAACAAAACTTCAAAAATTTATACAGAGTTGGTCCCTGACCTAATTAATACTTCGGTAAAAATAATTAAAAACCCTGAATCAACAGAAGAAGAATATAAAAACCTTAATTTCCGATTAAAAAATAGAGCTGATTCAATTTTAAACATGTTTGGTACTTCTACTGAAGAACTTATGCCCCGCGACAAAGAACCTGTTTACAAAACGGAGTTCGAAGAAGGCGGCGCGGTAGGTGAGGGGATTGCAAGTTTACGTCCTTCGAAAACAACAAGGGGACTAGCTCCTTACGGCATTAGATACAGCGGAGAAGGTGCAAAAGGGTTAGGTTATTTTGGAGAAATAACGTCTCCAAGTGGTCACGTTGTGACTGAATATTCTTTGTATAACGAAGACATTGGCGAATACCCTTCAATCGTTCCTACGTTAACTTCAGAGGAACTACAAGATACTATCCGTAAATCTTCTCAAGGACAGAAACCTTCTGCACAAGTGATAATGAAAGCACGAAGGTATGCAAAAGATAGGTTATCGGAAGGTAAAAGTCCTTTTGCCGGTCCTACTGAATTACGTTTTCCCGTGCCTTCAAAATCAGACGAGTACTTATTAAGCCGAATAGACCGTTTTTTAGAGCAGAAGAACCGCTAATATCCCCGCAATAAATACAACACCCGCCACGTAGAATCGATACTCGTGCTCTTGTTTAAAGTCACTTGGCTTTAAATCGTAACCAAAGGCTTCTTTCGAGGATCTATTAAAGCGTAAAGTCCAGTTGCTATTGTCTTTCATAACGCCTCCTTAAAGTAACCAATCACGGGCTTGTTCGCCCAAAACTTGACCAGCAATATCAATTTTATTTTTCAATGCACTTAGAATCTTTTCGTCAATTGTCTGGGGTGACACAAGATCAATGTATGTCACTTTGTTAGTCTGACCAATACGATGCGCTCTGTCTTCCGACTGCAAGCGTATTTCTAAATCATAACTATTGCTGTAATAAATCACTGTGTTTGCCGCAGTCAACGTAATGCCGTAGCCGCCCGTTTTAGGCTGACCCACGAAAAAACGTAAAGGACTGTCTTTGTCTTGAAACTCTTCGACAATAGTCTGCCGTTCGTCTTGTGGTGTTTCGCCGTAGTAGCAAGCTACTGATTCTTCACCATATTTTTCGGCTAACGTATCGCGGATCTTTTTTATGTCGTGTGTGTACGAAGCCCAAATAATGACCTTGCCTTGAGTCTCATCTAAGATGCTTAACAACTCATCCATACGGTTGTTAGCCAGACTCTGGATTTCGCCCTCATCGGGTTGTAAAAAACCACAGCATATCTGTTGAAGACGCATGATCTGCGTTAGCACACTAGCGGTTGTAGCTAACTCACCATCTTCTAGTTTAGCCAAGGCTAACTTCTTCATCTGCTTGTACAGCCGAGCTTGCTCCGCGGACAACGGCACATCGCGTCGGATATAGAGTTTGTCAGGCAAGTCTAAACAGTCTTCTTTTAGTATACGGTTACTAAACTTATCAAGCTTAACGTTAAGCTCGTCTAAGCGCCGATAACCAACGATCTGTTGGAAACTGCGGTGACCCATAGCACGTTGTTGCACGTTGGCGTAACGGCCTTGAAAAGCATAGTAGCTGTTAAATCCCAAGCACTTAGGATTTAAAAACTCGCATTGACTAAACAAATCCATCGGGCTTTTTGTTACTGGAGACCCCGTCAAAATGCGTCGGTACTTGCTAAAGTCTTGTAACTTAATGATATTTTTTGTTCTAGCCGCTTTTCGATTTTTAATCGTAGTGCTTTCATCAACAATTACCATGTTGTCTGGATTCTTTTTCAAAAAAACTTTTGCAATTTGCACACCTTTCCGAGTGCTAAAAGCTTCTACGTTCATGACAAATATTTTCATCCCGTCGCACGGGTCTAATACAAACGGTTCTAATTCATCGTGAAATTTTTGTGTAATATTTGGTTGCCAACGAACCACTTTTCGAGTTATTCTGTGAGGAAGATGCACGGGGATTTCTTTTCTAACCCAATTATCAAAAACACCTTTCGGTGCGATGACAAGCGCGGAGTCAATCTTTTGTTCTTCGTACAACAAAGCCATCGTATCAATGGCGACTTTGGTTTTCCCCGTCCCCATCTCCATGAATAGCGCATAATATTGCGCGGCCCACGAATCACGGATCACGTCTAACTGGTGATCGAAGGGTTTAGTCAAGAATTCGTAGTTTTTCATTTTTTTCCTTTTTACGGTTGACATCTGTACGATATAGTATAATATACGTCTTTGTCAAGGCCCGATATGGTCTTTAACAACGAAAGGAGAAACGATGGACTTGACTAAACTGATGGAAGAAGACCTCAGCCCGAATAAAAATTCGGTCGAGAGTCTGAATCAAAGCGGACTAAAATCCGTGGCAACTGTAGCGAAGAAGATTAGAGACAAAGAAGAACTTATTTCTGATCTTGAGGAAAAACTATCCGCTGAGAAAAAAGCTTTGCTAAAACTAACCGATGAGGATTTACCTGGGATGTTTATCGAGCTTGGACTAAGTAAACTGGAGTTAGACGATGGCTCAACTGTGGAAGTCAAGCAGACTTACGGCGCGTCAATCAAGGTAGATAACAGACCGGCGGCTTACGATTGGCTTCGAGACAATGACTACGACGACATCATCAAAAATACTGTGGCTTGTAATTTTGGCAAGGGTGAAGATGAAAACGCAAAACAGTTTGCAGAATTTGCGTTGAAGCATGGCTTCGATGCCCAAACTAAAACAGAAGTCCATCCACAAACACTTCGTGCTTTTATCAAAGAACGTGTTGAGGCCGGTGACGAGTTCCCGATGGAGCTTTTTGGCGCATGGGTAGGACAACGCGCAACAATCAAACGTAAAAAGGGGAGTAACTAATGGCGACAAAAACCGCTGTAGCAAAGAAAAAAGAACAAAACCTTACAGTTTTCGATTCGTCAATTTTTGAGGAGGATGCCGGTAAGGGTTTAGAGAATGTAGGTCAAGAAGATCTGGCACTGCCTTTTGTTAAAGTCCTGTCAGGTAACGATCCCGTGCTCGACGAAAATGAGGAAGCCCGAAAAGGGGACATTTATAACACTGTTACGGGTCGTATCTACAAAGGCAAAACTGGAATAAGAGTTATTCCATGTGCGTATCAAAGACGTTTTATTCAATGGGCTCCTCGTGGTTCTGGCACTGGCGCACCTAGTGCTATCTACACACCACAAGACGAGCGCCCAAAGACCGAACGCTCTGCGGAGGATAACAAAGAGTATGTGGTTGGCGGTAGCGGCGAATACATCGAAGAGACGCATCAACATTTTGTATTGGTTCTAAATGATGATGGTTCTATTGAGACAGCCCTGATTGCCATGAAATCCACTCAGTTGAAGAAATCGCGCAAGTGGAATTCAATGATGGCAAGCCGCGTTATGCAAGGTCAGTACGGAACCTTTACTCCGCCGAGATATAGTCACATTTACACCTTGAAAACGATCCAAGAGGAAAACTCTAAAGGCTCGTGGCACGGCTGGGAAATGGCACTTGAGGGGCAGATTGAGGATGCCGCAATGTATCAGCAAGCAAAGAAGTTTTCTGAGGATATTACGGCGGGTGACGTTGTAGTCAAACACGACAATGGAGAGGGTGATTCTAACGGAGATCAAATACCGTTTTAATCATTCTGGGGCGGGGAAACCCGCCCTTCCAACGTGGGAGATTATATGTCAGTTGAGAAGTTTGCGGTTATTTTTGAGGGTCTCAAGTCCGCTCACGGCTATTTTCAAATAGAAAAACAAAAAGCTAATGGGAAACAGGCGGGTAAGGCGGGGGTCATTCATAAAGAACCTACCTTGGCTTTATTCGAAGAGCACCTTGAAGGGAAGGGCAAGGGTTTAGGTATAATACCCATTAACGAAACAGATTCATGTAAGTGGGGTTGTATTGATATCGACCAGTACCCGCTCGATCATGCGGCGCTCATTAAAAAAATACGGGGACTTGAGCTTCCCTTGGTTGTCTGCCGGTCTAAATCTGGTGGAGCGCATTGCTTCTTGTTTAGCAAAGAGTGGGTTTCGGCAAAAGATATGCAAAAAGCTCTTAAAAACATGTCGGCGGCGCTAGGCTATGGCGAGAGCGAAATCTTTCCCAAACAAATAAAACTACACTTAGATCGTGGGGATGTAGGTAATTTTTTAAACTTACCTTACTACAATAGCGAAGAAGGTCTACGCTACGCTTTTTTGGACGATGCTACTTCTGCTACCTTGGAAGAGTTCATCGAACTCTACGACAAGTATGTAAAAAGCCCTGATGAAATACAGCATTTGCAAGTGCCAGAGATTAAAGAAACAAAGCTCTTGGCAGACGGACCACCGTGCTTACAGATATTAAGTAGACAAAAGATTTCGGAGGGTGGACGGAACAACGGTTTGTTCAACATGGGGGTTTATCTCAGAAAAGCACATCCTGACTCTTGGGAATCAGAAATTCTTAAATACAATCAAGAATATTTTCAGCCCTCATTGCCTTTAGCTGAGGTTAATATAGTGGCTAAACAACTAAATAGAAAAGATTATGCGTACAAGTGTAACGATGCTCCTATTAACGCTCATTGTAACAAGGATTTGTGTAGGACAAGAAAGCATGGGATTGGCGCGGCAGTTGCTGGAGCCACTATTGCAAACCTTAGAAAATATAACTCCACCCCACCCATTTGGTTTATGGATGTGAATGGTGAACCGTTAGAGTTAGATACGGACGGTTTGATGAGCCAAGCTTCGTTTCAAAAGGCTTGCCTTGAGCAACTTAACTTTATGCCCCGTTCGATGAAGCGTCAGAACTGGGAAGGTCGTGTCAGTGGTTTGCTCTCTGAGATGAAAGAAAACGATGGCGCGATTATTGAGGTGTCTAAAGATGTTACGTCATCCGGTCAATTTTACGATTACCTTGAAGAGTTTTGTACGAACATGCAACAGGCTCAAGACAAAGAAGAAATCTTATTGCGTCGGCCTTGGTCTGATGAGGAAAACAGTCTCACGTTTTTCCGGCTTAAAGATTTTGAGGATTATTTAAAGAAAAACAAGTTTTTTGAATTTAAACGAAATAAGATAGGAAAATACTTGCGTGACATTCAAGGTGAAAACACTGTTATGAAAATTAAAGGCAGAGCCGTTAGAGTCTGGAAAATACCTAGCTTTGATAGCTCTGACGTAGAAATAAATATCCCATCATTCAAATCAAAGGAGTCTCCGTTTTGAGCGATTTAGACTACGACAAAAGGGCGAAAGACATGTACCAAATGCACGTCAATGAGTATCGAACTCTGACCGCAATTGGTAAGCGGTATGGCCTGACTAAAGAGCGCGTTCGACAGATCGTGAACAAATACAAAGAAGGATTGGTTGATGTACAGGATATTCGGACCTCCGGGGACAGGGAAGACCACTAAATTATTGAACATGGTGGATAAGGCTCTTGAGGACGGAATCCATCCGAATGAAATAGCTTTTTTAGCTTTTACGCGCAAGGCCGCAAATGAAGCAAAAGAACGTGCATCTAATAGATTTAATTTAGATCCGAAAACAGATCTAACTTATTTCAGAACGTTGCACAGTCTTGCGTTAGCTCAGACTTCAATTAAGTTTGAGAATATCATGAGCGAACAACACTACAAGGAGTTGAGTCAGTCGATTGGCATCACGCTTAACGGAACACGGTCCACGGCTCTAGATGACGACCTTCCCACAGCCTCTAGCAAAAAAGACCCTATCTTAGGGTTAATTAATTTGGCCCGTCTCAAAAAAACATCCTTGCGAGAGGAATATAATAAAAGCTCTGTTGAGCTACCTTGGAATACCATCGATTACGTTGACCGTGCCTTTTCTGATTACAAAAAAAATATGGGCCTTTATGACTTTACCGACATGCTTGAGATGTTCATCGCGGAAAGTGATAAGTGTTGCCCACAATTTAAACTTACCTTTTTGGACGAAGCACAAGACTTGTCTCCGTTGCAATGGGACATTGCACACATCTTGGATAAAAACTCAGAGCGTATGTACTGCGCGGGTGACGATGACCAAGCTATTTATCGTTGGGCGGGGGCTGATGTGAATCAATTTATTATGCTTGAAGGTGGCTCAGAAACTTTAGAGCAATCGTATCGAATTCCCAGTTCCGTTCACAGCGTGGCAGAGAACGTGGCGAAGAGAATTCATCGTCGATTCCCTAAAACCTACCTGCCCCGCGAAGAAAAAGGTTTGGTGGAACGAATAAACACTATCGATGCGCTAGACTTTTCTTCAGGCAATTGGCTAATACTGTCTCAAGCCGGATACCATTTACAGGCCGTAGCCTCCGATCTGAAATCAAATGGGTACTTGTTTAATTACAAAGGACACCGTTCGATTGGAGAAAAGCTATCTGAGGCGGTAAACGGTTGGGAACGGTTAAGAAAAGGAAAAGAAGTATCGGGGGCCGTGGCTAAAAAGATTTACAGTTACATGTCGTCGGGTAAACACGTTCAACGTGGCTTTAAAAAATTACCGGCACTGGACGAAGCCGACTTTGTGACAATGGATCAACTCGCCGATAACCACGGACTATTGGCTAATAAAAACATGATCTGGTCCGAAGCCATGGATAAAATACCCGAGACCGAACGGGCCTATATCACAGCATTACTGCGACGTGGGGAGAAGTTTAATGCAGAGCCTCGCATCACAGCGTCCACGATTCACGGCTCAAAGGGTGGAGAAGCGGACAACGTTGTACTGCTCACGGACCTGAGTCCTGCGGCTGAAAATGAAATGCGTATTAATCCCGATGACATGCATCGGGTTTTTTACGTTGGCGTAACTAGAGCTAGAAAAAACTTATACATTGTGGACCCTGACGACTTAGGAAGGAGTTATAACTTATGAAATGTTGGCATTGCAATCATGAATTAATTTGGGGCGGCGATATTGACATGGATGAAGAAGATGAAAATTTTTCTATAGAAACAAATTTGAGTTGCCCCCAATGCGGCACGTTTGTCTTAGTTTATTTACCAAAAAAGTATACTGAAGAAAAGGAAGAAAATGCAAAGTAATAATTATCATGTAGATTACAGCGAGTTTTATTTAAAGGCTCAAAAAGAATTTAAAAACATAGAGAAAGCCGTAAACAAAAAGGATTACCAACAAGCAGAAAAACATGCCTTGACTGCAATGGTGGAGATGAAGTTGCTTTGGAATAGCCTTCAAATATTAAAAGATAAACATAAGGAGCTTTGGAAAAATGCCGGATAGAACTGATTTACTAATGCAAGCCAATCAGTTAATCAAAGGTGATCGAGCGAAAGATTATGGTGACGCTTACGAAAATCACGATAGAATAGCTGTAGGATGGGATGTAATAGCAAAATCAGCGATCAATAATCATGGGAGAATTACAGCATCACACGTTGCTCTTATGATGGATTGGGTAAAGACAGCACGTCTTTTAAACACGATAGACCACGAAGACTCGTGGATCGACAAGGCTGGCTACACAGCCCTTGGAGGGGAATTCTCCCCAAAGGACAAAAAGTAAAGAGAGGTTTTTATGGCGGGAAACTTGCAAATGGCTATGTTTACTCCAAAGAGCGAGTGGGTTCCACCGATGGAGTTGCCCGATATAACGTCCGCAAAAAAAATTGCTATCGACGTAGAGACAAGAGATCCCGACATCAAAACTAATGGCGCGGGTTGGGCCACTGGAAACGGAGAGGTTGTAGGCTATGCCGTAGCCGTAGATGGATGGTCAGGTTATATCCCGATTAGGCATCTTGGCGGAGGCAATCTTGATGAAAAGGTTGTAAATAAATGGCTCAAAAAAGTTTTTGAGTGCCCCGCCGATAAAATTATGCACAACGCTCAGTATGATGCGGGGTGGTTAAAACGGATGGGTTTTAAATTAGAGGGGCGAATCATCGACACGATGTTAATCGCGTCCTTGTTAGATGAAAATCGCTACAGCTACAGTTTGAACGCTTTGTCTTATGACTTACTTGGTAAAACTAAATCAGAGAAAGGTTTAGTCGAGGCCGCCAGAAGTTTCGGCGTTGATCCAAAAGCTGAGATGTGGAAACTCCCCGCGATGCACGTTGGTGCTTACGGTGAGGCTGATGCCGAACTCGCTCTCGAATTGTGGAATTACTTCAGCGTTCAACTTGGCAAAGAAGACCTCTGGGGGATTGCTGACCTCGAACTGGATCTTCTCCCATGTCTCATCGAGATGACTTGGCGCGGAGTCAGAGTCGATCAAGATCGGGTTGAGAAAACTAGGAACAGTCTTGTCAAACGCGAACGGCAAGTCATGAAAGAGATTAAGAAGATTGCGGGACGTGACGTTGAAATCTGGGCGGCGCAATCGCTTGTGAAAGCTTTCGACAAAGTCGGACTCCGATATCCAAAGACCGAAAAGGGCGCACCTAGCTTCACTAAGCTTTTCCTCCAAGAGAACAAGCACCCGCTCGCGCAACTCATCGTCGAGGCTAGGAACCTGAATAAGACCACCGGCACTTTCCTCAACACAATCATGAAACACTGCCACGCTGATGGCCGAATACATAGTCACATCAACCAAATCCGATCCGATGATGGAGGGACGGTATCCGGTCGCTTGAGCATGAATAACCCCAACTTGCAACAAATACCCGCAAGAGACCCTGAACTTGGGCCCATGATTCGATCATTGTTTTTACCCGAAGAGGGAGAGCAATGGGCGGCAATAGACTTCTCGCAACAGGAACCACGGATCTTGGTCCACTATGCTCACGTTTATGGGGAGAGCCGTAATTTGCCTTTGGAAGGTGCGTCAGATTTTGTAGAAGCATACAATGAAGATCCTAACACAGACTTCCATACAATGGTGGCTGAGATGGCTAACATTCCAAGGAAGCAAGCCAAAGTAATTAATTTGGGAATGATGTACGGCATGGGGGTCGGCAAGCTATCAGAGCAGTTAGACATTTCGATGGATGACGCAAAAGAATTAATTGGTCAGTATCACAAACGAGTGCCCTTTGTTAAAGGTTTAATGAACGGCGTGATGAATCGATTAAACGAAAAAGCCTCGTCAGGTTCTATCCGTTCAATATTAGGTCGTAAATGTCGATTTGACCGGTGGGAGCCGGACACCTTTGCCATGAACAAGGCGTTGCCTTACCAAGAGGCCGTTCAAGAATACGGAGCCACCACGAGGCTTAAACGCGCTTACACATACAAAGCCTTAAATCGTTTAATCCAAGCCTCAGCGGCGGATATGACAAAGCAAGCGATGGTTAATCTTTACAAAGAGGGCCTAGTCCCCTTGACGCAGATTCATGATGAAATTGCAATGTCAGTAAAAGATAAAGAGCAAGCGAAATATATTGCTGATATAATGACTAACGCAGTACCTTTGCAAGTCCCAAATAAGTGCGATATTGAAATCGGGCCTAGTTGGGGTGAGGCAAAGTAACTGTCACTTACTCCTCTGTTTAGTTTTGGCCCCGATTCGTTCGGGGCTTTTTTTCTTGCGTAATCTTATATATTCGCATATACTCCCATGTAAACATAAAGAAAGTAATGCTATGGATACCAATAAATGGAAAAGCGTTTTAGTGCCAAGAGAAATTTACCTTGTAATCAAGGAGATGTCTAAGGCAGAGGGCCGGACAATCAGTGGTCAACTGCGCGTTATCTTTGATGATTTTGTTCAGAAGTACAAACCTCGTGACGAGGATGACCGGTTTGATAATTAAACAAGGCACACGCTGAAGTTGAAGTGCTGTAAAATATGCGATACAATTATTTCGTGCATTACGAATCTTTTTTCATAATGTTCTCCGTGTGAAAGCCCTTGGTTGTTTCCCCCGACCGAGGGCTTTTTTTATAAAGGTAAAAAAACCATGATAGATATAGATGAGCTAAGTGTAGATGGCCCTGTCGAAAAACCCGCTAAAGAGTTTATAGATGGGCTCATTGCCAAGAAACCACGGGACACGGCCCCTGAATGGATCAAGTGCAACATAAGTATTAAGAGGGCAGACTTAGTCAGATGGCTAGAACAAAAAGACGGCGATTGGATAAACGTACAAGTTTGTGAATCTAAGTCAGGAAAGTGGTATGCTGAGGTGGACAATTGGCAACCAAAGAAAGCGTCCAATGATAAAGGATATAGATGAGTTTAGGTTAACTGAAGAAGAAGAAGAGTACTTCACATCCGCTAATGAAACGGCAGATTTAATGAAAGACCTAGCAAACAGGGGTATCAACCCCGCCGCCGCGATGGGCGGTGCGTTAACGCAATTGCTTACTCAATTGTTTTTAGGTAGCCCCTCTCAATCAGAAGCTTTGGGCATTCTAGCCTCATGCTTGGCCCAAGCCTCTGAAAACTCAGAAAAGTTTGATTCGTTGATTAACTCGTTGTCCGACAGTAGCAAAGTACATTAATTAACCGACTAGACATAACCCTGTTAGCGGGTATCGAGGCTTATTTTTATCTGCGCCAATGTCTGTGCTTACCGTCTGCTCGTTAATCTTTTCTTTACACAGGTGATACATCTTTTCCGCGACGCTAACGGGATCTTGATCTTCCTTGTACATAGCAAATGCCTCTTGCTTTATCTGCTCACCCCAATTCATAGCAGTTTGTAGTTCCTCTGCGGATTGCACGTTGGGAAAGAAAAAGTTTATAAACTCTAACTCTAAACCATCGTTTAACGACTCGACCACGCTTCGGGCTAAATAGGCTTTGGTCTTGCACATGGCATCATGGTTTGATGGATTGGAAACCGCGACGGGCATCAAGATCACAAACAACAGTAAGAATACAATCGTTTTATTGACCATTTTTAGTCTCCAACCAGTAACACGCTTCCATAATCTGGTGTTCATTTATAAAGTTCGTGTGGTTCCAATCGTACCACTCCTCTGCTCCGGGAGGAACCCAAATTATTTTTAGCATGCGTAACTGTTTATCCCCAAGTGCTACTGTAATCGGAGAGATCATGATCTTGTTAGGCCAGTTTTCCGGTTTGCAGTCGATTCTAAATTTGATACGACGCATAAACACTTGTGTGCCTTCGATGTTACCGTACAGCGTCCAGTAACTCTCCATTTTAGTCGCGCTTAAACGCTCATTCTTTACAGTTGAATGCGTAACGTTGTCGCGTGACGGTTCATATTTTAGAAACACAGAATCAATTATGTCTTCGGCAACGGCGGGTGATGCAAACAGCAATGCTACTAGCAACATTATTTTTTTCATTAAACCCTCCAATTTTGCATTAGTCGGTTAAACCAGCCGACAAGGTTGTTAAATCATCATCTAATTCGACTATCCTTCTTCGACGACGATTCTCTCGAAGTAAACGTTTTACTTCAAACCGCTTGATCTTTTCGATCCATCCTTTTGGTATGTGAATTTTAGCATTAGACTCGTCAAATGACACGGTACTGGCAATACAGATGGCTTTATCGTTTTCTGCTACCACGAAGCCCATGGTTCGGCAAGGATGCGCTTCAGCATCTTCGGTTGCCTCCCAATTGGCATCTGCCACAGCATCCCACCATTCGACATAAGCTAACTCTTGATATTTCTTTGATTCGTCTGTAAGTTGACTCATAACAGTAATTTCCTTAAAAGTTGACGTTTAGGTATAGAATCGCATATTATAAAGGCTTCTTAACCAAGGAGGACGCAAATGAAAGAAAAGAAACCTAAATTTAATACTCTTTACTCTACACTAATCCCGATCATCGCGGGTTTACTCGCCGGATTAGCTCATCACTTATTTAGCAACTAAACATCGGAGAACACATGTTAAAAAAAGTAATTGCACTCTTATTAATCACGATACCTCTGACTGCTTCGGCGGGTAAGCTACTAAAATGCGAAGGGGTCATGACTAACAACGGTTACAAATATGTGGGCACGTACTGTATGGATTTTAACTGTACGTATGTTCAACGTTTTGTTTTTGATACGTACTGTCCGTTTAGTGTCTAATTACAACAAATCGTTAGAGGAAAAGATGATCGAGGCAGAGGCTTGCCTCGATGGTCTTGAAAAAGATAAAGTTAGCCTTGCCGAGTTACTAACGCTTTACCGGAGAGGGGTGGAGTTGATTCAATCCTGTCAAGAGGACTTGAGAGCATACGAGTTTAAGATTCAGGCCCTTGATCACCGAACAGGAAAATTAGTGGATGTCAACCCAGAATCCGTCATCAAAAAACACAAAAACGTCACCTAGATCTCGAAAACCACGAATCGATTTACTTTGGCGTGAGAACGAACACGTCGTTGTCTTCTCAGCCGGTCAACCCTCCAAGTGGATCGGTCGGTGCAAACATTGCGGGGGAGTACACGAACAACAAGGCCGTTCAATTAAGAAAAACTACATGGCCCGTGAGTGTCCCGCCTTTGCTCCCAGAAACAAAATTTATAAGAACGTCGAGGATAGCAAACTTGTTCTCAAGTACGGAATCACCTTCGACGGATTCAAGACCATACTAAAAGCCCAGAATTTTTCTTGCGCGATATGCGGGGTTCATCAAACCGAACTCAACTACCGCATGGCCGTGGACCACGATCACTCGACCGGCAAGGTTCGAGGACTGCTTTGCCGTCCGTGCAACCACGCCATAGGGCTACTGAAAGACGATCCACGGAACGCGGCCCGCGCTTCAGAGTATTTGAAAGCGAACAAAGAATAACTTTTTTTTCGACGTGGAGTTGACAACCTCGCATACCTAGTCCAGAATCGAGGTTCGATCAAACAAACGGAGAACGAAATGAAGACATACGAAGTTTCTTTATCTTTAGATGCGTCGATCACTGTAGAAGTGACTGCTGAAAATGAATTAGACGCAGAGGAAAAAGCAATAGCGAAATTTTATAACAAAGATTTAGCTCAAGCCGATGCCGATCATTATTACGAGATGGGTTTATTAAACGATCATTACGTTACGGAAATCGAGGCATGAAAAAATACAACGTGAGCATTACGCAGTACCACCGAATCGACGGTATCGAGGCCGAGAGCCTTGAAGAAGCCCAACGCATAGCCACCGAAGACCACGCTTGGGACGATCATTTACGGGATGTAGTCATAGACGCAGAGGAGGCCGAAGAATGACACTAGAATTTGAGACCACGCCTCACGTCTGCGCCGAGTGCGGTAGCGACGAATGGCTACACAACACGTTCTATTTAAACAAAACCAAGGAATGGCACGACGATCCCGATTTTGCCTACTACTGCCATGACTGTGGCGGGGGAACCGAAATCATTCCACAAACCAAATATGAGGAGGTCACAGCATGAACCGATGGAAACTAACCAACGAACTATTCGGAAACGATAAAGACTTGCTGATCTGGAAATCCCTAGAGCGTATCGAAGATGACGAAGAACTCGAACACGTCTACGAGCTCTTGGCCCACGTGCCACGGCAACACCTTGTCGAATATGTGACCACGGGCCGAAGTGACGAGGCTATCTCCGAGTTGATCGATCAGAAAATAATCAGCGCCACCGAGGCCAGAGTCTGGGGGGATTATGACCGTTAAAGACATGGGCGATATGTGCCTTGAATGCCGAGAAGATACCTCGTGGGGGAGCGGTCGATTCGTCAACCGAATCCCCGCCGGTCAAGACACCGAAACCGGATACCTTTGCGCCGAGTGCCTTGAGGCTGACTTTCAAGAGGACGAAAAATTATTTTTAAATGAGTAGAACAATGTACCGACTGCTGATCGAACATACAGTAACCGTGCCTTGTGATTCATTTAGCCGTGCCATCGCGCTATGGAATGAATGCTGTTTTGAGTTAAAATCTTGTGGTAACTGGCGGACGCAAGTCCACTTACAAAAATTCATCCCAAACAAAAACAAATGGCGAACGATTAGAAAATGAGAAAAGATTACCAAAAAGAATTTACTGCCAAAGAACTCGAACTTGTGCTCGAAATTATTCAACCCTTGACCATTAAGCTATCACCAGAAAATAAACTCGTGCTCCGATCAGCATCCACCAAAATCCAACGAATGATCAATGAACACAATCAACGAAACAAACGCCCCCTCAAAACAATTGAATCCGGCCCTCCAAAAAATAAAGGACTTGGGCCCGTCAACTGGCTTCACGGATCACGGCGGACACCAATTACTGGCTAAGTCTTTGATTATTATAGGGGGTTGACTTTCTCTGAGATAGGAGTATAATAGACCTTGTGAGTCGGGGAAAGTAGTAATGACTCACATCGTTCTTTAACAATTTACACGGAGAAAAATATGTCAAAAGACAATAGCGATTTTGTTTTGCCTAACGGTTTCTGTTTCCTAGCCGTTACCTTGGGAAACTACGGAGTATGGCGAAAGGCCCGCGATCCAATAACAGCGATCCGCGAAGCCTTCAAAGCTAACAGCTCTCGTGGTAAACCTACCCCAATAGCAGTCTACTACGGGAAACACGATGAGATCAGCTGTGGCGGTCTATACGGGGGCCTTAAATGGAAACAAGACGGTACGGTTCCCGTAGTCGTAGGGCTCTACAAAGTCACAACGCATTCGATTAAACCCATGAAACGGGGAGATTTCGGAGAAGATCATCCAGATCAATTCACTTGGATGAACGATACGATTCAATACATCGAAGCGCATTAACCACTCAGCGGGGGCCACGGCTCCCGCTATTTTTTTTGCGGATCACGGGACACGGATCACGGGTCGTTAAAAACGTTTCTTATATATACCCCTCCAGAAAAATATTTTTTAAAAAATTTTTTCAAAATAGCCGTAACTCGCGTAACTTTGTAACTTAGCCCTGAGACCCGCATAGTAGAGCGATTCGAGGTTACATATTGGCGGTTACACTAGGAAATGACAGTAGTTAGTTTGTGTTACTGGCTGTTAAATTCAAAATGGCGTTAAGGGGGGGGTCTGAAAGTTTTTTTTATTTTTGTTTTTTCAGGAGGGTATATATAGGGATTTTTTGTAAGGAAGGTAGTTGACAAAAACCCATAGCCTAGATTAAGCTTGGGGTTCTATTTAACCAAAGGGGAATGACTGATGATTGATTGGGAAAAAGTTAGAGAATCGTTGATTGATTTATTGAACGAGGGGAAGAATCCATTCCCTGAAATGAAACCGGAGAAGGAGGGAGAAAAAGATGACGAATGAAGAATTTTTTGAATGGCTCGATACGTGCCCATCTCATAAATTTGAGGTCATGGATGAGGACGGGGATTCTGTTCGTGTTTTGTTTAAATTAGAGGGGGACGATAATGACTGATCACTTTAAAGTATTAGGACTGATCTACGATGATCTGGGGTCAATGTATGACCGCGCCGTTCAAGCAGGGATTCGAGACGATAAATTATTGAGGGCCTTGATCCACGCCGAGGATACCGCCCGCGATCTTCAAATTAAGCTATGCAATGATCGAGCGAAAAGAATCAAGAATTCAAACCTGTTTGACACGGTTTTTGCGGGGGGTGCTCGATAATGTTTTTTCTAATTGATTGGATAGCAAAACTAATTTTTGGCGAAGAGGCCGTCGAGCGTAGCCGGCAGAGAAAAGTACCGCGCCGCCGTAGGAGATAGAACTTTTAGAAATTTTTATTGTGTTTTAGATTTAGATATGCAAGGATGTCAATATCCCTTATTTATTCGGGTCACGGGATAGGCCCTAAAACACGGAGATTTAAACAATGCATAGTATAGAAAACAGCAAAAACACACTTTCACATTTACTACAAAAAGTGCAGGATCAAGCCAATCGAGCACGTGATTTTTTGGCCCCCACTCATGAGCTCCAAAAAGGTACGACCGATGATGGTTTACCCTACGTGGTAATGGAAGCCTCCAAAGGCGTACCCACTCAGCTTTTTGACATCAATGATGTAGCATTCGGTCAAATCTCTGCGAATGCCGGTATCGACGTTCGAACCGCTAAACGCTTGCAAGAAAAGGTTCCAACTGAGTTTGATTCGGTAGTCAATGCGCTCTGGAGAAAAACCCCCAATGTTCGAATGCTTCGAACGCATGATCATGTCGAATCGTCCGATAAAACTGTGGTCGGATCGAACGGGAAACTCCGAGCATTTGTGAGCGATAAATTTAAGACATTTGATAACGCTCATTTGCTTAACGCTACGTTACCTCAGTTGATGGAATCAGACGCGCAGTGGCAGGTCGTATCTGGTGACATCTCCGAGCGTCGAATGTATCTCAGATTAAAGTCGAACGTCCAGACGGGTGAGGGTGCTAACGTTAACGATGTAATGGCGAATGGTATTGGACTCTCGAATTCGGAGGTTGGATCGGGTTCCATTTCGGTCTATCAAATCGCTTGGACTTTGGCCTGTTTAAACGGAATGCAAACTCAAAATAAAACGCGGTCGAGTCATATCACTAGCGCCCGAGATTCTGAGGATTGGGGATTGCTATCAGGTGAGGCGAAAGATGCCGATAATCGCGCTCTGGAATTGAAGGTTCGAGACTTGGTACAGTCCTACGCAAACCGTGAAAATTTTGACGCTGTTTTGGAGTCTATGCGCTTGGCAAAATTAGACGTGATCGAGGGCGAAAAATCCGAGGCCGTCCAGAGTTTGGGCAAAGTCTTACAACTCACCAAAAAGGAAACTGCGAATGTTCTCGATGGCTTGCTCAACACTATCGGGCAGGCGGGGTACGAATCCGGCTCCCCCGTTACCCGTGCTACTTTGGTTAACGCCGTGACCAATGTTGCGAATTCTGCTGATATTGATGACGTTGATTTGTGGCAATCGCGAGGCGGTCAAGTGCTGAATTTAAACCGCAATGATTGGGCCCGCGTCGCAATGGTCGCATAGTCAAAAAACAGTATTTTCCGTGTAGCACCTTGGCCCCCAAATGGGGGCCTTTTTTTTGCGCTTGACGCATTTTAGCGTTTTGTGTTTATAATTAATCGTAACATGCGATTTTATCAACTATACGGAGATTATAAAAATGAGTTATCCAACATCTTATGACCTTTGTCACGCCGGAGAATGGAAAAAAGGCGAAAGGCCAATTTCTGATAAATATTTAATGCACGTTAAATACGATGATAAGAATTATTTGTACGTTATTGAGGAATGTAATAGATCGGATTTTTTGGATTGGGTTTTACAAACTTTTGGTAGTCCGGAGGCTTTTGAGTGTTGGTTAGGCCATCCATATAACAGTTTTACTTATAATGAGTTTACTAGAACGTGCTCGGAGACTATTTATGATCATTTGAGATGGGAAAAAATCTATGTGACTGAAACCTATTTGGCGGACGTGATCAAATTAAATGAGTGCAATCCATCGGATTTTTTGGATCGTGTTTTACAAACGGAGGTTTGTTAGACGCATCTAATAGTTTTTTTTCTCTATCCGGCCCGCCTTTGAGCGGGCCTTTTTTATGCGCTTGCATGTTTTCCCGCTTTGGTTTTATACTAGATACCGCAATATGCGATTTTATCAACTACACGGAGATTTTAAACATGAAAAACAAAAAACCTACGGGTCAGATAATTTATCAAGGGCCTAGCATGTTAGACGGGTCACAAATTGTTGTGATTGCGATTACGCGATCCACCAATTCGAAGACGGGCGATATGGTTCAAACGTACGTTTTAAAAAATAACGGCGAACGTCCTACTGTAAACCAACAAACGGGCGCGGATTTTTCGATATGTGGCGATTGTAAACACCGGCCCGCGAACGGTGGAGCGTGTTACGTGGTGACCGCTCAAGGCCCGAGCATGGTTTATAAATCGTTTTTGAGTGGGAATTACACGGACGCGGGCGGACTGTTAGAGGCCTCTAAACTATGCGCGGGCCGAATGGTTCGACTAGGTACTTATGGCGATCCGGCCGCCGTGCCTTTTAAGGTTTGGAAAAAGCTAATAAAAAACGCCAAAGGCCATACCGGTTATACGCACCAATGGCAAAATAAAAATTTTTTAAAACCGCACCGCGAATTTTTAAAAACTTATTGTATGGCCTCCGTGGACAATCAAAACGAATATTTAAAGGCAAAAAATCGCGGGTGGCGAACTTTTCGCGTTAGGCTTTCAACCGATTCATTAAATAAAAAAGAGGCCATTTGTCCGGCTTCAATGGAGGCCGGAAAAAAATTAACCTGTGTAGATTGTGGCGCGTGTGACGGGGGCCAAAAACGTCGCGGGGATATCGCGATTATTAATCACGGATTTAAGGCCAAACGCTACAAAATACAGCGCGAATTGATATCCGCTTGATACCGCTCACCAATTCCCAAAAAAGGCCCGCCATTGCGCGGGTCTTTTTTTCCGTGATATATTCTTGTTTCCCACATGGGATTTTATCAACCATACGGAGATTAAAAAATGGAAAATTTAATAGAAAAAGCGCACCGGCTTATCACGTCCGATCGGGTCACAATTGCGGAAGCTTTAGAGCGCGGTATTTGTGGCGATTTCGCCAAAGGTTTGGGCAAATCTTTGATTCACGCGGACAATGGCAACTTGAATTTAATCGTAAAAACATGGCCGGACATCATCATCAAAGCGCACCGGCTGGCCGTTGATACGGAGGTTTGAAGATGAAAAAATTTGATGATGCGGTAGAGCAAAATTTACCCGTAGAAAATATACCAGCGGGCACGTTCGTTAAACGAAACGAAAACGCCAAACGCGTGTTCACTCGGGGCGAATATTGCCGCGCCTCGAAGCGCTACTCCCTCGAGGCGTGGGATGATATATCCGCGGTCGTCTACGTTCCCCGCGGCACTGTTCTTGTTACGGGGTTCGAGTTCTAACCGCTACCCGCTCCACCAATCCGGCCGCCTTCATGGCGGCCTTTTTTT